ATATTCTCTTGACCTTACTGATTTTGTAAACGGAAATACAATAGAAGAAATTGATACTAATGTGGTAAATCTTAATAAAGTAATTGCTACAATAGTGGAAAGGCAAGTTGTTGAAAGGCTTAAAAATAACAGTTATACCCCTCCGAAAGGTGGTAGTACAAGTGGTGAAAAAAATCCTTTCAGCAAAGAACATTTTAATTTAACAGAGCAGGGCAAGTTATACAAAGAAAACCCAACACTAGCAAAAAGTTTAATGGCAAAGGTTTAAAAATAAAAAATAATATAAAAGGTGGTAATGTAAAATGGCTTCAGTCAAAATAGCAGATATAATAGTTCCTGAGGTATTTAATTCATATTTAGTAGCAGAGGTTAACAGATTAGATAGTTTAGTTCAAAGTGGAATAATCCAAAATGACCCTCAATTAGATGTATTAGCATCAAGCGGTGGATTAACAATTAATATGCCTTATTTCAACGACTTAACAGGAGATTCAGAAGAGTTAAGTGATACAGTAGCTTTAGGAGTAAACGGAATCACAACAGGCAAAGACGTTGCTAGACTTCAAATGAGAGGTAAAGCATGGGGAGTAAACGAACTATCGGCAGCGTTAAGTGGCGCAGACCCTATGCAAGTAATTGCTTCAAAAGTTGCTAAATTTTGGGTAGGACAAAGAAGCAAAATAATGTTTCAATCACTCGCTGGTATTGCAACAACTGCAGCAACTAACGTGCATGACATTTCGGCATTAGTTGGTGGCTTAGCAGTTATAAGCGCAACTAGTGTAATTGATGCAAAACAGAAAATGGGCGACAATGCAGACAAATTAACTGCTATAGGTATGCACAGTGCAACTTATTCGAAATTACAAAAGGATAACTTAATTGTTTATCTTACTTCTAGTGATGGAAAAGTTTCTATCCCTACTTATCTTACTTACAGAGTAATAATTGATGATTCGTGTCCAGTAGCTGGCGGAGTTTACACAACTTACTTATTTGGTGAAGGCGCATTTGGATTAGGTAATGGCGCAGCACCAACACCAACAGAAACAGACAGAGATTCACTATTAGGTGAAGACATATTGGTTAACAGACAACACTTCATTCTTCATCCTCGTGGTATTAAATGGACAGAAACAGCAGTAGTTGGTAAAACTCCTACACTTGCAGAACTTGCAACTGCTACAAATTGGGAGAAAGTATACGACCAAAAATCAATCAGAATCGTAATATTCAAACATAAAATAGCTTAATTAAGAGGGGATTAATTTCCCCTTATTTTTTTAAGGAGGTAATTATTATGGGATTAGCCAGTTTTAATAGGGCAAGGAAACAACAAGCAGATAAATTAAAAGAAACTAAGAAAGTTGACAAGAAAAAAGAAGATAAAAAGCATGGTGATAAATAATGGCTGTATTAAGCGATCTAAACATATTATTAGGTGATGATGATTTAGTATTGACCTTATATATCCGCAAGGCAGTAACTTTAATTAATAATTACCTAAAAACTACAATAGCAGAAGAAGATTATTCAGATGCAATAATCGAATTTGTAACAATAGCATACAACAAAAGAGGAAATGAGGGCATGAAACAATTCAGTCAAGGTAGTTTGAGTGGTACTTACATTGACGATATACCACCAAGTGTTAAAAGCCTATTACCATTACCCAAATTACTTATGAGAGGTTAGAGGGGGTATTTGAGTGCTTAAAAACGATACTATAACTTTAACTAATCGAGGAGTTGGCACACAAGACATTTACGGTAATTATATCCCTGGTGTAAGTGTTACAAAAAGTATGAGAGTTAACGTTCAACCTTATTCAAGGGAACTTTTACTAAAGGCTTATGGTTATGATATAGAGGTTACTAAAAGGGTTATGTGCGAGGTAGATACAGATATAAAAGAGGGTAGCGTAATAACTTATAAGGGTGTAGATTATGAGGTTAAGAAGATACCTTGGGATATAGGACACATGGAGGTTTTTTGTCATGAGTTATACTAGCCATTTGTCAGATGTGTTAAAAGTTATGGAAGATAATAAAAAAGAGTTTTGTAAAAAAGTAGGAGTATTATGTGTTAGCGAGGTACAAGAAGTTGTTACCATTGATACAGGCAATCTTAAAAGAAGTATAGTGAGTGAGGTTATGCCAAGAAACAAGGGAGTATTTGTTGGGGCAAACGCTAACGCACCCTATGCTATTTATGTTGAAAAGGGCATAGGTCAAGAACCTCAACCCTATTTAGAACCTGGGGTTACTAATGCAATCCCAAAAATTATAAATGTAGCAGAAGATTTATATAGTAGATTAGGGAGGGGATAAAATATGTTAGACGTATACGCTTTAATTTACTCTAAACTATCTACTTTAAATATTCCAACATATCCCGATACTTACCCCAAAGCACTAGCAAACAGTAAAGTCTATCCTTATATAGTGTTTAGTTTTCCTACAGTATTTGAAAATAATTACGCAGACTTAAATCAGATGCAAATTGACGTATGGAGCAATGCTTCAAACAATGTAGAAGTTGAAACTATTACTAAAAATGTAGATGATTTGTTAAAGGATTATAAACAACTTACAGATAATTATTTTGTCAGAATATATAGGGAAAAGCCTTATAAAATTAAACTTGATGAAATAGAAGCACAACGCAGACAGTTAAGATATATAGTAAAAATATTTAGGAGGTAATTAGAATATGGCTGAAAATAGTACAGTAACAACAGGGTATAGTGCTTTAACACCACTTAATTTATTGATAGATTCAGGAGCTCTTTTTCGAAACTATGGAGTTGTTGGAGAAGAGGAGTTAATAAGTGCTACAAGTGGCGGGAATGAATTTGAAGTTAAAATCGATACAAGGGATATAAAAGTTGATGGCGTTAAAGGTGATGCAAAAGGTTTAAAAAGAATAACTAAAGTAACAGTAACATTAAAAACAAACTTGTTAGAAGTAACAACTAAAAATTTAGCAATGTTAGTATTAGGTGAAGTTGACACCTCTACTGATTTAGATTATGACATCATAACAGGCAAGAATTACATTGCCGATACAGATTATTTAACAAATATAGCAATCGTAGGAACTATAAGCGGAAATACAAAGCCAGTAATAGTAATTATAAAGAACGCATTGAGTGTAGATGGCTTATCCATGAAGCGTGGGGATGATGATGATAATATCTTACCTCTTACAATAACAGGTCATGTTGACCCACTAGCACCTGCAGAATTACCTTACGAAATAAGATACCCAAAAATAGTTTAAAACATAAGCATCCTTAGGGGTGCTTTTTATATTGGAGGTTTTATTAATGATTAGTACAGAAAAAGCATTTGATATGTTGCCAGTGGTCGTAGATTTATACGATAAATTAAATATAGACGAATATAGAGAAGAAATAAAAGGTAAAACAGAGGGACAAAGCAAGACAACCGCTGGTATTAACCTAATTAAATATATATTAAAAAATAGTAAATTAGTAAAAGAAGAAGTATTTGAGGTTGTAGCAATATTCAATGAACAGGAAATCGAAGAAGTGAGAAAACAAAGTTTCATGCTAACTATAAATACATTTAAAAAGATATTTATGGATAAGGAAACTACTGATTTTTTAACACAAGCTATGCAATAACATATCCCAAAACACTGTTTTTATTACATAGCGATTATGGAATTAACCAAAACACAAAAATGAAATTAAGTATAATAACTAAATTGTTAGTAGATGCTCAAATGAGAAACATTGAAGAAAAGTTATGGCAACAATGGCTTGTTAAATATCCCACTATGGATAAAAGCAACTTTATGAGTTTTGATAAATTCAAAGAGTTAACTTTAAAGCCTGCAAAGAATGTAGATAATAACAAATTAACTAGCGAAGAAGCAATAGAAAAAGCTAATAAAATTAGAAATCTCGACCAAGGAGGTGGAGAATAGATGCAGATTTTTGAAATGGTAGGCTCAATACTGCTTCGTGATGAGGGAGTGAATGAAAGACTAGAGGGTATTGATAATAGGGCGCAAAGAACACATAAAACGTTATTAGGTGGGATTGGTACTGCTGCGAAATGGGGCGGTGCTATTGTATTGGCGGCTGGTGCTGCTGCTGTAAGTTTGGGTGGATTAGCAACAGGGGCAGCGGTTAAATTTGAGAAACAAATGGCTAATGTAGCAACCTTACTTGATGGTGATGTTAAAACTAAAATAGGTAATATGGGTGAAGCGGTCAAGAAACTATCAGCAGACACAGGAACGTCAACCGAATTGTTAACAGATGGCTTATATCAAGTGGTTTCGGCTTTTGGTGAGACAGATGATGCTATGAAGATATTAGAAATTAGTACAAAGGGCGCAAGTGCTGGAAATGCTACAGTAACGGATTCGGTTAACTTACTATCAGCAGTAACAAAAGGCTATGGTGATACAAGCGCAGAAGCAGCACAAAAAACTTCTGATATGGCATTTCTCACAGTAAAACTTGGACAGACAACCTTTCCAGAACTGGCTTCAAGCATGGGAAAAGTAATCCCTCTAGCTGGCGCATTAACAGTTAAACAA